CAAAAACGCTCATTGGCTCGACCCTGTTGCTGACCCTGAAGCTTTCACTACGCTTATGGCCCATGTTGCTGAAGCGCGCAAACACCCTGAACTCTATCCCTTCACTGCCTCTCTCAAAGACGAACTCGTCACACCTGAGAAATTTGAAATGGGAAAGACCCGTATGTTCATGGCCGGCTCGCTTCCGATCAACATTATCGTGCGCCAAATTTGGGGAGATTTTCTGACAAGACTCCGACAGGCGTCTCTTGAAGACTCTCCTGTTGCTGTCGGAACTCCTTTCTCCGAACCCACGCGCGATTACGCGTTCAGACGTATTGTTCTGGACAACCCTGATGCCAAGTTTGATCTTGCTGATGTTCCCGGCTTTGACAACCTCCAGGAAGCCGAAATTTTCGGAATCCTGTGCGAAGTCCTTGCCCTTTGGATGGAACCCGAACACGCGAAAGCTATGTTCGACTTTCTCCCCTACCTCTATTGTCCTTACATTATGGTTGGAAAGATTGTCTACCGTCTCAAGAATATCATGCCCTCCGGTATTGCGGTCACTGCGGAGTTCAACTCCCTTGTCCGTAATCTCGTTGCTTTGCATCACGCTCATCTCGCCGGAATCCGCCATCACATTCGAGGAATCTGCACCTATGGTGACGACGCGCTCATTGCGTACGATCCTGCTGCCAACCTTTCCTTGCCTGCGATGCGCAAGATTTATCTTGCCTTCGGCTGGGATCTCACTCATCCCAACAAAAAAGACCCGCTCCCCGAATATTTCACGGCTGACCAAGCCGAATTCTGCAAGCGGGTCATTGTGAACCGTCAAGCTGTCCGACCTCTCCACCTGCTCAAATCTGCAGGAGGCTGGACCAAGCACAAGATGGGAATCGACACGGCTCTCCAAGCCATCCATGATTGTCTCCGTGAAGCTGTCAAGTACCACGACAATTTCAAGACCTTCGTGGAAGTGTTCGAATTCTATCAACAAAACACGACCTACACTCGCGCCCAACTACTGCAAGACATCGATTCTGAAGCCGAACTGGCTCTCCCTGTCCCTGCTGTTCCTGTTGACGCGGGCGTTGCTCGTTCCGGAAAGAAGGAGAAACACGATCGCCGCAAGAATTATGCCGCTCATCGTCGTGCTGCGCGTCAAAGCGCCCGCGACGAACGCACTGAACGTGCCCGCGAAATTATTCGATCCGTTTCCTCCAAATCTGACCGCTACCGAGAAGAAGAGGTTCTCAAAGATCTCCAATACAACTGGGATCATCCTGATCCTAATTTCCAAGCTCCCGAGTCTGATATTGAAACCGAATCTGACACGGACGAAGAAATTGTTACTGTTCAACTTGCCACCTCTTCTACCTCCACTGCCCCTACCAGCGTGGACGTTCCGGCTTCCGAAGCTCATTTCTATGACAATGCCGCGGTTTACCGCGCCATGGAAGTCGGAGTCGTCCCCTCTGTCTCACCCCCTCCCGAATTGGAGTCCGATCCCGAAGATTACCGGGAGTTTCGTCATGCGTTCGATCCAGAACATGATGAACTCCTCAACCTCGGACTCAC